CTTTCTTTCCAGGCCAACGCAATGTTGTTGTCTGCTCCACGCAGGCCAATATAACCAATATCTACAGTAGGAGTGCCTGAAGTCTGTCCCGAAGCCAGTACAATCAATGGATCTTCAATCAAGGTGTTGACTGTGTCAACTGTGGTTGTAGTGCCTGAAACAGTAAGATTTCCAGTAATAGTTAAGTCTGAACCATAAGTTAAATTGTTTGCAAGCAGTGTACTGGTAATGGAGTATGACTGAACTCTACTTGCAGCGTTTATTCCAAGGTAGGAATTGCCAGTTGATGCGGCTGATATTTGATTGTTATTAATTCTTGTTAGATTTGTAGTCACAGAAGACACTCCAGTTTATGGAAGTATTTACCGAAACTCAAATAAAAGCAATATGCAGACGTTATTGTTGTCGATCAATCTCTGCCAATTTGTGGGCTAATATTTAATGCCAGTACCATATTTTATACTGTCTTGATTCCAAACACTGCCCAATTGTAGCCATCCGACCAGACGTCCCAATATTGAGTTGTGGCTTGTACCAGTACTTTGGTACTGGTACTACTACCGCTTGGTCCATAAAAGTTTCCAGCAGGCGTACTTAATGTTATATTTTGTGAGGTATTTTGCCAGAATCTATATCCAATACCATTGTTTGCTGCTTGTGTTGGGTTTGGTAATGTAATAGTGAATGGACTTGACCCACCAAATTCAATAAATCCACCAGCATCTGCCACAGTCAATGAAGTAGCAGTTGAAATTAATCTGGAACTCTTGACAACACCGCCAGTTACTGTTAAGTTGCCACCAACACCCACAGTGTTGCTAAAATAACTATTTCCAATCACGCCAAGTCCACCACCAGCTATTGCCAAAGTCTGTGTAGAGTATGCAGTAGAATTGGCTGTTCCAATTGCACCCAGTGTGGCCTGACTGGCGTTGATAGTAAATGCAGTTGGTGATACATTGTTGTTGATTCTGAAAAATAAACTACCACTTGCTGCAGCATTTAACCAGGTGTTGGTACCATTGACTAAAATGCTGTAGTTTCCATCAGCTGGAGTAATAGCTGTTGAATATAAGGCTGCATAACTGCCACCACCGGTCCATGGTCTTAATGCAATACCTTGTGTTCCAGTTCCGCCTTGTAACGCACCCGAAGTGATCACATTGCCAGCACAAATATTGCCTGTTGTAGATATGGTGTTAGATCCAAACGCTGCCATAAATGACGAAACATTACTGTTACTATAGGTTACTGGCAATCCAGTCAGCTGACTACCATTTCCCAGTATGTAATTGCCAGAGATATTGCCAGTGGCAGTGATTGACCCGCCCACTGTCAATAGATTTGTACCATTCCAATTTAAATTACCACCACTGTCGCTCACTGTGGATCCTGTGTTAGCATAGTAAGGTATGTGATACTGTGTGCCCGATGTCACAGTGCCAGCTGCAGGTGCAGGACTAATAAATCTTATTTCAATAATGTCAGACACCTGCGGAGCTTCTGCAAATGTGATCTGATCAGCTGCCACAGTGTAGTTTAAGGTAGGACTTTGTCCAATACCGTTGATTGATACCAAGATATTTTCAGTTTCAGTAACTTGATCCAGTGTAAAAGTCGCTGTGCTACCATCGGCAGAACTGATGGTCTGGCTGCTGATATTATAGGTGTTGTTGCCGCTACCACTGCCCACTGCCGCCCATGCATTGCCAGTATAAACTTCTACGTTCAAATCCACTGAGTTATATCTAATTGTGCCTTCCAATGGAGTATGAGGACGTTGATTAGTATTTCCGTAAGGTATAGCAATACCAGCTGATCCTGCTATTTGTGCGTAGCCATTACCAGTGGCAGAAATAATTATATTGCCATCGGTTAGATTGGTAGTTATAGTAGTATTGGCTATAACCAGATTACCAATTGTGGTATTGCCTGGTAAGTTTTTTGTTCCTAACAATCCTACATATCTATAGCCAGCAATAAAAATACTTTTTCCAGCAGTTAAACTGGCAGGTATGGTTTCGCCAATAAAATTCAATAGGCCTGCTTGAGTGTCAAAGAAAAACTCTCCTGTTCCACCAATGCCTGGAGAAAATATCTGAGTACCAGTGGCCTGTGCATTGGCAGCACCTGTGGTGTCCACATACACTTTTACAGGCCAAGTTGATCCAAATTCTTGAGGAATCCAGTCAGTGAGTCCAGTCAACCAGGTTGGGTATATGCCGCCAATGGGCACTGAAGTTATGTCTGGAGAGCACTGTATTGTACTAGTTCCAAGATAGCTTTGTGTGATGCCTGCAATAACCTGTGCAGTATTGCCAATTTGATCACTTTGTGTCCAAACTATGTCACCACGTAATAGTGGTGGGCTTGGTATGCTTTCGTTGGATGGGCTTTTGTTGGCCGCATCATCAGTTTTAGCAACTCCGTAGAGTTTTTTAACTAGTAAATCAACGTATTGTGCAAGTGAGACGGCCATTTAATTACTCGCTGATTGTAATGTCAATGCAGTCAAGCTTTGACCAGATGTAAGTGCTATTCTTACATAAATTTCATTAGTACCAGTACTAGAACTACTAACAGTACCAAATGTGCAAGTTTTTCTCTGCGAGCCTGATTGATTTAAAACTACAATACCTCCCAGTGAGCAACCATCGCTTCCGTTGCCAGGACTGTTTACTCCGGGATATCCTGCTCCCCCATAAGCCTGGTTCATGTTGATCCATCCGTTGGCGCCACTGCTGGTATCTATCACACTGCCGGGTAGTGCTACCCATACGCCTGCAACATTGCCAGTGAATGAGATATCAAATTTGCTAACACTGGTTCGAACAAACTTCATAGTAAAATACTGTGTGCCAGATCTTCCTGAACTAAGATTTGGCCCAGCGGGCAAATAACCTGTGGCATAATTGGTGTTATTCCACCCCAATACCCCGCCAGATCCAGAGCCCACTACCACTGCATCATAAGTTTGCAATGGACCACTTTGACTGTTAAACGCTGCTTCTGATCCTGTGTAAGCAGGAGTATTGCCTGAGCCAGGATTTGCAATACGGAAAGCATTGCCAGAGCCAGATCCAATGGTTGAACCAATGACCACATTGCCTTCATCTATAGCAGTGGTGTTGCCAGTTTTATAAAGAACTGTACCCGACGGAGTAAAAGTGTTAGTTCCGGTGGCATAACTATTGGTCACTGACAAACTAGGTCCAGTATTACTGCTACCAAATCCACTAATAATAGTAGAAGTTGTGGTAATAGAAAGATTTCCTGTGTTGGCATACAAATTTTGTGCCAACGGAGTAGCCACATTGGCTGCAGAATAAGTCAAACTTGCAGGAGTGTTAAAAGCACCACCTGCTGAGCCAGTGACAAAAGTGTCCGATACAGGATACATGTTTCCACTAAGGCGATTTACATTGGCGGCAATAGTAAAACTATTGGTATTCACATAGTGTGGTATTGTACTACTATAAGTTAAACTAGGCGATCCTGGAGCTGATATTGATGTGGTTGCAAACTGTGGTGTTCCAGGATTGCTGTTATCATAATACCAACCTGTGGTGTTGGTATTGGCCGCAACGGTATCACTTATATACAGCTCATTCCAACCTGGAAGAATTCCAGACCCAGATCCTTGTGCACTAAACACATACCAAAATCCTGGAGTAATAGCACTGTTGGCCTGATGATAATCATAATTGTTGGTTATTATTAAATTGCCGTGTGTGCCGTTGCCCGTGGGGTTAGCACCAGCATAGAAAGTCACATTGCCCGCTGCCGCACTGTCAATATAAATTGTTACTGTGCCAGAATCACCAGGACCAGCAGTGGCAATTGTGTTTGTAGTAAAACTGCTGGTTCTTAATACAGTGTTAACTGTGGTACCTGCGGCCACAGACTTGTTGCCAGTTGTAGTATTGTTGGTTTGAGCTACACCATTGGCCATGCGATAAGAACTCAACGAATTCAAACTCAGAGTCTGTCCAGCTGGAAAATTTGACGGGGCTAGCGGTACTAGTTTTCCAAGAACTTGGTTGAGTTCTGCTATGCCATTGGTCACTGTGGTATTTGCGGTCAATACAACTGCATTGCTGATCAAATTGCCAGCACTAGGAGTACCCAACGGAACAACATTACCTAACACATTACCAGTGGTACTGGTTACCACATGATCCACGTAGTATTTGGTAGCTGCATCTTGATTTTGCACAGGATCCAACAGATTATTGATGTACACATTGCCTGTACTGACGTTGCCAACGTTGGGTATGGTGATATTGCCTACCGTGATCGTTCCTGCTACTTCAAGATCAGTGGCAGGCCCATTGGTGTTAACGCCTATGCGATTATTGCCAACATCAATGTATAAAATTGATCCAGAACTAGACGTGTTAGAAAATGATAAGTTATTGCCATCTCTATAGAGATTGGCCTGAAGCATTTGTCCCGCAATACGACTAATTGACATAGATTATCCTAGTGATAGGGTATTTAGCCAATTATAAAGTGGTATGTATCACATTGATAGTGGTAGTATTAGGAGGTGCTGATGTAAAAGTAATATCGTAACTGCCATCTACAGTGTAGGCTTGAGGTGTACCGTTGCCGCCTGGTGTTTGATATATAGATCCAACAAATACCATAATCTGTGTAGCGTCAGCAACTTGAACACTCATTGTGAATACAGTGGTTGACCCATCACCAGTGAAATTATCAACTGTATAAATTCCTGAACCATTGTTGTATAGTAAATAATTCCATACACTGCCGTCAAAATATTCCACTGCAGGAACAGTTGTATTGTAGCGTATCATGCCAAACACAGGATTTTGCGGACGATCTGTAGATGAGCCTGTTGGCAAGACTACTCCGGTACTTCCAGATTGTAATTGTCGATTTTTAACAAAATAGCCCATTAAATTGACGTATATGAAGTTATTGCAGTCACAGTGTTAGCAGAACAATTAACTTGAATTGTATCACTTGGCCCTAGCAGTAATTTTTCTGCGGCTGCATAAATTTGATATGTTTCTCCAGTGGTCAATTGCAATGCATAAATCATCTGAGTTGATGTGCCATGACTGTTTCCATTTGGCACAACAAACACATTAGATGTCACAGTTGATGGCCCCCAATTACACAAAGTAAGCGAAGTTACAGCAGTGTTGCCGTTACTGACATAGGCATTACCTGTTGCAGTAGTCACAGCATATGTTGCGATAGTCATAAGTTTTCCTTAAAATATAATTCCATAAACAATGGCCTTGCTTTTACTAACCAGTTCATCGTCAACAGAACTAGATACTACATATAAGCCTGTACCACCACCACCAATGGGCTTGTTGTATACTACCACTGCATTACTTACTATGGCAGGAGTTGTACCAATGTTTCCATAGGCCTGTGGCCCTTTTAGAGTCAATCTACTGGCAGAGTAATCAAATGTAAGCGAAGCATTGGCACCAAAAGATCCAGCATTATTAAATTGTACCTGCGTGTTGGCTCCAGCAACAGTGACACCACCAGTGGCAATATTAGCATAGGCTTGAATGGCTGATCCATCTGATGCAACATTAGAACTAACTTGCCAAGCACCCACAGTTGAATCGTATCTTAGTCCTGCATAAGTAGTAGGACCGGTTTGCCCCAGCAAGCCCATGTCTGTTATTGTGCCAGTATTATTAGCAGCCACTGTAAAAAACGGAGTTATGTTAGAAGCTGATCCAGTAGTTGTAGTATTTCCGTTGAATACAATATTAGCTGCATTGACTGTAAAAATACCTATGCCATTGGCTACTGTGATAGTATAATCGCTGCTGACGTTTTTGTAGGCAATACTCATGGATAGATCCTTTTTGTTATTTATCAGAAAAAATCCCGCCGAAGCGGGATTTGTTACTAGCAAAAAGCTATCAAGATGTGTAGCTGTTTACCTGTGCTACAGTCAAATTACCATTGTTGCCTGACCATGTTGCAGTGTCTGCACCAGATTTAGCGGTAGTGACAGCCGCAATTGTTGTAGTGGCACTGATCACTGTGTTACCTATTGTAGTAATCACATTGGCTGCTCCCACTGTTGCACTCAACACAAATGCGTTGGCATTGTTGGTGCTGATAACATAGTAGTTGGTTGGGCTTGAGTAACCAGAGATTGAACCCACGTTACCAGTAAATGCACCAGAGATAGTGATCACTTGACCTGTTACCAAGTTAGTGTTGTCACATGTGAATCCGCCTGAAGTATTGGCAATAGCCACGTTGGCCAATGTGACTGCAGTTGACTCGCCAGACACAAAGAAGTTAGTGGCATAACGATTGTTTGAACTGTCAAAAATATACTTGTTGGTCAAACGGCTAGCATATATTGTATTACCGTTCGCGGTGAAAGTCATATACATTTGACCACTGCTGATTGCATTAGTTGTGACCAATTGACATTGACCGCAATCAGCAGCAATTCCGTTGCCTGTGCCTGTTCCGATTGGTTGTGTGCATGTAAAGATTTTGCCTGCAGTGGGATTGCTACCTGCACCCAACGCAGTCCAATTTGTGCCTGTGCCCAAGTTGGTAATTTGATATGTATAGCCTTGTGTGAGGGCGTTGGCATACACAGAATCTTCACCAGACACCAAATACTTGTGGCTACCTTTTTGTGTGATAATGTAAGCTGAACCTTGTTGACCATTGACATTGGCAGTGATAGCAACCACTGGAAAAGCAGTACTGGCCACAGTTTGACCGCCAATGGCGTTGGCGCCACCAACTACACCCAAAAATTCACTGCTGGTCATGCCCACAGGAATCACTTGAGTTTTAGGATCAAGATTGGCAAATTGATTAAAACCTTTATCAATTGCAACACCTACACCATTGCGTGAAGTATCACCAGAACCATTGGAATACGATTGTATTTTAAGAGGACGACCCATTTGTTTTCTCCTTAAAGAAGTCCGATGCGGGTTCTAGCCGCTACGCTGTTGGGTTGCCCTTTCAGCATAAAACGCACAATTACGTTGACTAGTATTTATGGTGATGTAAATATTTTCATGGCCAGCTATAAAATTAAATATAATATGGAAACAGAACTCTTAATAGCTCACGGTAATCAATGCCGCGAAGACAACAACCCCGAGCAGGCCTTGGCCTACTATGCACAAGCATTTGCACAAGATCGACGTTCAGCCAGTGCATTTAACAATTATGGTAATGTGTTACGAGAATGCGGAGATCCAGCTGGAGCCATACCATTTTTGCAACGTGCTATTCAATTAGACCCTAACAATGTCACTGCAAAATTTAATCTGTCGGTGGCATATTTACTAATGGGCGATTACGAAAAAGGGTGGCCTGCGTATGAAGTAAGGTGGCAATATGAACATTTGAATGGATTACTTCCTAATTTTCCACAACCACGATGGACTGGTCAAGATCTTAAAGATAAAACTATTTTAATCATGGCCGAGCAAGGACACGGTGATAATATTCAGTTCATAAGATTTGTCGGAGATGTTTATAATCGCGGTGCACGAATTATCATGCAGTGCAATGGCAGTTTGATCCCGTTATTTCAAGGCGGCAATGCAGTTTCACAATTTATTCTTCCCACAGACGAGCCCATTGAATTTGATTATTGGACTCCAATCATGAGTATTCCCGGAGTAATTGGCAATAAATTAGAAAACTTAGGTCACGTTCAATTTTATCTAACACCTGATGCTAATCTTTCTCAACAGTGGTTAAAAATTCTAGGACCTAAAAATCGTTTACGAGTAGGATTCTGTTGGTCAGGTCGTAGAGACACCTGGATTAATCGTCATAAAGGCATGCCGTTTGAAGTCATGGTTGATTTGATAAAACGTAATCCTGATTATGAATGGGTCAACCTACAGTGTGACTGTACCCAAGAAGAAGAAAAAATCTTAATTGATCTTGATGTACGAGCCTATCCAGGATCAATTCGCAATTTTGCAGATTCGGCTGCGCTGATACACAATCTTGATGTTGTGCTGAGTGTGGATACCGCGGTAGCACATCTAGCAGGTGCACTAGGAAGACCGGTCTGGGTCATGCTAAACTGGTTTGGTACAGACTGGCGCTGGTTACTGAATCGTGACTCAAGTCCATGGTATTCAACAGCAAGATTGTTCCGTCAACCTGCTATGGGCGACTGGAACTCAGTTACAGACAAAGTACACAAATTCTTAAGCTGGTTTAAAATCTAAGTTGTTTTAAAAGAATATTTTGAAATTCTTTACTGTGAAAATATTGTTTATTTTTTATTACTCTTGTATGAAAACTTTGGTATGTCAATAAAATATTTTGTAATGCATTATCATTATGCAACAGATCTTCTAAAAAATTTACAATTTTTTGTATTTTAATTTTGTGGTTTGATTCACTATCCCAGCTTTTCCAAAGCACATAGTCACCAAACATATCTAATCCAATATCTTCAAGAAATTGATTAGCACCCATTGGACCAATTAATATAGGAATCTGGTAAGCCATAAAACACTTGGATATTTTTTCAGTCAATAGTATTCCTTCTGTTAGACTGGTTTCTGTTACTAGATTAATAGCACATTGGTTGTATATTTCACTGTCTATACTAAACCCGTCACACCATGTTCTGCTGACTATATCTGGATTGATCTTTTCTTGTTCAATCTGAATTGGAAATAAATGTAAGTGTGTTTTGATAATATTATAATCTTCTGGTGTTAAAAAATTTTTTATAGAACCAGACTTTTCAAATTGCTCACTGGGTTTCTTTAAAAAACTATAATCAATTTTTTTAAACCAAGTTTTTTCTACTATCAATGAAAATAAGTACATCCTATGCCAAGTTAAATTGTTATTCAAACACATAATTGCATGATTTTTTTTAATATCAGCATCGTATACTGTAGTTGTGTAACCAAAATATTCATCTATACTTTTGGTACTTGTTAGCCATAAAAATACTGGAAAAAATATGATGTTGGGTTGTGGTTTATAATAATAAGAAAAATCGCCAGTCAAAATGTATACATTAGCTATGCTAGATAATTTATCTAGCAGTTCTAACGAGTTTGGAAGATAGTAAGATGAGTTTAAAATTTTAGGATTTAAAGAATCATTGATTACTATTGTTTGAATATTATTGTTGTCAACAGTTTGTTTAATTTGATGTAATTTATCAGGTAAATTATCATAAGTTATCTTACTTGTATCAATTTCATCAAGTAACAAAACATTATCAGAAAAAAATTGCTCCAGATACGCCATTGCACTTAAAGTCTGCAAGGAGTCTTTCCATCCAGGAGGATACCACGAAGGTAATATTCTATTAGATAAAATGAATATCATAGTAATCTTTGCTGATTAATTAAAGTATGATATAAATCAAATAATGTTTGCATGTACACTGAATTAAAATCTATCAAATTTAATTTTTTGTATAAATTTTCTATCTGAGCTAAAAATAATTGTTTGTTAAAAAAACTATTTACATCAAATTTTAATAATCTGTCTGTGGTATATTGTGTAGGAATGAGCGAAGTGTTATCAAATAATTCAGGAGGCAATTTTTTACTCAGTTGAATTTTACGATGTTGAATCCATTCCAAAGAATTATGTAGTTGTATTATTTTAGAATTAGGAAAAATTTTTAATAACACAGGCAATTGAATTGGCTCATGTGCCACAATAAAAAAATAATTATTACCATTTGTAAGTGCCGGTAATGTTGAACTGGTTTCTAATATTCTTTGTATTTCTAGTGTATCTGGTATATTATAGTTAGGACCTTTTGATAAATCTAATAAACGATTACATCCTAATCCAAAATCAGGTTTGGACTTTGATCCGTCGGCTGGAAGTATACGATCGCAAAAAAATTCAAATTTATCCAAAGTTGATTCAAAACATCCAAGTAACTCTTTATGTTGAAACTCTACTTGTGAACTTATTGCTAAACAACCGTGTAAAAATTTACCACTGGCACCTACTGCATAATACAACAACACAAGTTTATCAGTGTTCCAATTTATTTCCATGAAATATTTATTCAACAAAAAAGGGCCTTGCAGCCCTTTTTTGTCTTCCCATCCCTGGGTAATTCTCTGATTAGGAGAATGAAAGATTTTGTACAGCAATTTCGCCGACATAGTCAGCTGCATTACCAAACGAACTTGCAGTATTGGTCAACTCAACAAAACCATAACGTGTCATGAATGAAACGACTGGTTCAAATGTTGATGGATCCAATACAACGCCTGAGCTCATCAATGGAATGTATGGGCAATAGAACGCTGCGGCATCAGCCTCAGAAGTACCTTTGTAACCAACCAACACACTTTGTGTATCTTGTGCATAGCTGTTTACAAACACACGCATAGCACCATTCAATGTACCAACAAACTTGGTGTTTGTGGGTGCTTCAAATGTGCCTTCTGTGGTACGAGCAAATGCTGAAGTTGTTGCTGATTGCAACACTGTCAAACTTGCTGGAGACACAACACACCAGTTACCAGCACCACGACGTGTACGCTGAGCAATCAAGTTAGCAACACGATTGATCAAAACTGCCAATGCGGCATGCTCGTCACCAACGAATGTTGCAGTACCAGAAACGGTAGCTTGGTTGTATGTGTACTCTGTAGCTGCAAGAGTTTGCAAGCTCAAGAGAATCTCTTGGTCAATTTCAGCAGTGATCTCTTGTGCAAGAGCTGCCATGATTTCTGCTTCAACGTCAATACCATGCATGGCTTGTGCATCTTGTGCAGATTCAAATGTCCAACGTGCTTGCAACTTACGTGTTTTGGCTTCCACGGCTTGTTTCAAGATTTGAACAGAAATTTGCTTACCGCCTGTACCTTCCATAGTAGCTGTATTGTTACCAGTGTAACCAGTAGCAGTAGTAGTTGCCTGAGGAACTGTAGAGTATGCAGTAGCAATTGTGAATGGGCTCAACGCCTCTTGGCCAGCTGACACGCTGGTAGCAGCCAATGAATTGTCAGTCAAAGACTGAGCGTAACGCACACGCAATGTGTGAATTTGACCCACTGGACCTGTCATGGGCTGAACACCAACCAACTCGTTAGCAATAACAGTTGGCATAACACGTCGAATCACTGGCAGAATCACACGGTTTAATGTAGCGATGTTACCAGATGCAGTAGAACCAGATGTTGCGTTCTCACGCAAGTATTTTTTTGTATTTTCGAGGATAACGCTCATCGAAGTACGCTTTGAACCTTGCAGGCCTTCTAGCAATGCTTCTTTGGTCTCGTTCCAACGACCTTCAATTAATTCCTGTGACATTTAAGTCTCCTTTTTTTCTTTTTTACAGCCCGGCCAAGCGTTTAAGATCGATTACATTGCTTTCGGCAATTTGGTCTTCTTCTTGAACACGGACGGATTTATCGCCAGTTTCTGTGGAATATGATTCTGTAATCACTTTGGGGGCTCTTACAGAACGATCTTCCAACACAGCTGGTAGATACTTCTCGAATGCATTTTTCAAACGGGATGTTTGAACGCTTTCTAGCAAATTACGCATAACTGCTTGCTTTTCTTTGTTCAAAGGAGCAAGCAAGAGTTCCATAGTGCTTTCGCGCTCGTTGGACTCTCGAATCATACGTATTTCACGTTCTTTGCTCTCCACAAGAACTTTTGCTCTTTGTGTGAGTTTAATGGCTTCGCTCAGTTTATTATCTTTTTCAGAGATAATGTCATGCAACTTGCGGACTTCGGCTTTCTCATTTAAATGAGTAGCACCAAATTCTGCGGCATATGCTTCAAAGATTCTACGTCCAAAATTGTTCTCACGAGCAACTTGGATGTCTTCTCTCAACTGACCTAGTTCAGCTCTAAGATGTTGACTAACAGCACCGGACATTTTCTTAGCTGATTCTGTTACGAATTTGGCTTTGAGGCTTTCCAATGTACGACGAGCTTCACGCACTAGACGAACCTTAGTCTCTACGACATCACGTTTGTCTCTTGCAAATTCTTGAATCTCGCCTGCAAGTGCATGTACCACAAAGTTTTCTAATTTAGATAAACTTTCTGTGTGCATCTTGCGATCTTTACGCAGTTCACCAATTTCTTCCGCCAATTTGGTCACCATAAAGTCGTTGAACTTTGTAGATGATTCTTTCATTTTAGCTTGGAACTTGACACGATCTTCAGCCAGTGATTGCTTTTCAGCTTGCACTTGTTGAAGTTCTACTGCAAGACCTTCTGTTACCATACGATCTAGGGCTTCCACCATCACTGTCTTGTCATGCTCATAGCGTTGTGCAAACTCTTCGCGTAGTTCTGCACGTACCTGTTCACGAGCTTCAGTCATCTTGGCTTCCCAAGCTTCTGTGATCTCGCTACGAGTTTCCTCGTTGATCAGGTCGCTATCTAATAATGGTTTTATAATGTCTAACATTATGTTTTCCTTAGATTTTGAGTTCTTTGATCAGCTTCATTACTTCGCCTTTCAAATACCTCTGTACCTTGTTGTCCGCGCTGGCTTCTTTGGCCATCCCCAGTATTTTATGTCCGTGCTTCATGTTAAGAAGACCTTCATAAATTGCTGTAGGATATGCATGAGGAGCACTGGGTTGGGCAACTACATCCACAGTGACAATTTCAAAGTCACTGACATGTCCGTTTGAGTCGTTGACATTTCCGGATCCACGACTTGAAACACCTAATTTCACACCTGAATCCAACATGGTTTTGACCAGTTGTCCCATGGGTGTGGGTAATATTTTTAATTTTCCGTAGCCACATGGGCCATCCATCCACATGCCTTCAATCATGTGACTCACACGATCTAGGTTGATTTTTAAATCATCTGGATGGTCAACTTCGCCTAGCACACTGTGACCAGTTTTGATTTGTTCATTAATAGTGTCAACTGCTTTGGCAATTTCGTGCACAGGATATACACGCTCGTTGGCATTTTTCACGCCGCCTTCAATGCAAATACCCTTCATATACAAGGTTTTGCCAGAGCCATCGGCAGCTTCCTCAGTCAGGAGTTCAACCCTGGCTTGAGTGAAGCTTAGATGTTCTTTTAGATAAGTGTTACGAGCCATATCTAGTGCTTAGCCTTTGGGGAAAGGAGTTCTAGTATTAGTACCAGCAGCTTGTGTGTTAACGGGCTTTGGTGTACCTTCTAGTCTAGAATTGGTAGTACCTTTGCCAGGAACATTTTTAAACTTTCCAGCTTCAGGCAAGTCAGCTGTTTTAGGAGCACTACGACCTTGTGCAGTGTCACCAGTCATTTTGACAGGAGCACCTTGCATGCCTCTAGCACCAGAGTTAAAAGCCACTACACTTTTGTTGTTGGCACCATCGTCGCCGTGTTTGGGAGCAGCGACTTTGTCTAACTGCACATTTTCCATCATGCCCTGTTCATCACCAAATGCTTGTGTGTCATCTTGGGCAAGTGCATCACCGCCCAGTGGTTCGCCTTCGTCTCCGTCTAAATCGCTGTCAATTCCGTCATCGCCTTGTTTGTCTCCCATGAGTGCTTCAAATTCGCTCATGAGTTCGTCCAGCTTGTCTTCAAGATCAACCACACGATCTTCAATGTCGCCTTCGCCGTCATGATCCATTTCCATATCATGTGTGAGTTCATGTCCGTCTTTTTCAGCAGCATCATCAAACTCTTCATCACCTTCCATGGGCATGCCTTGCTCTTCGGTTTCAACATCGTCGATCAAGTCATCGCTGGCGTCGCCACCAAATGAGTCCATGCCTTCTTCCATTTTTTCCTCTTCCATGGAATCATCAGACTCTTCCATGTTTTCGTCTTCGCAGACACAAGGTGATTTATGGCAGTGATCGCACTCTTCTTCCTCGTTCATGAGGTTTTCGTAGATCTCGCGAGATTTTTCTACTACGATATCGTGGAAAAGCTCGCGAGCTTTTTGTTCTTCATCGTTGATTACGTACTCAATCAACTGTTCAAATTTCGATGTCATATTGTATCCTCCAAAGGTTATGGCTCGTAGATATATTTACATATATCTGGTAATATTGGTACTTTTGAGGCAGAAAACTGGTAATATTTAAAAAATATTACAGACCAGGAGCCACAGGAGGAGGTGCGTACTGTTGACGCACTAATTTTAATTTTTCTTTGTATT